GACTAATCCACAGTCCCGACGACGGGCTTATTATTAAGCGCACCGCAACTGGCGACAACAACCCAACCACCCTGACACTTCAGACTGGTGAGACAACAATTGTAAACGCCGACGTTATTGGCGCCCTACAATTTCAGGCACCTGATGAAACCCAAGGTAGTGACGGTGCACTTGTCGTCGCTTCTATTATAGCTACTGCAACAGATACCTTTGACGCAACAAGCAACTCGACCAAACTGAGCTTCAGGACCGCAACAGATGGCGCAGCAGTAACGCACGTAGATCTGATGGAAGACGGTAAACTGCAAGGCTATGCTACCAACAGCGCAACTTGGGATATTACCGCTGACGGCACAGGCTCTTTCCAGCAGTTAGCAATCGCTGATAAGCTTGTGCATGTCGGAGATGCCGACACGGGTATCTTCTTTGAGGATAACTCTGTTAAGATACACGCCGCTACGAACAGCCAGCCGCAGATTACCGTTAACAACACCGAAGTAGTAATTAACGAATCGAGCAATTCTCTCGACTTCCGCGTTGAGTCGAATGGTCAAGACAAGATGTTCTTTGTTGATGGCGGCAATAACAGGATTCAAATCGGCAACGGCTTCGATGACACAGGTATCGACATCCATCAAACAGGATCGATGCAGGTACACGGTCACATTCAGGCAAGAGGTGGCTTCGTCACAGAGGGGAATATTGAGTGCTCCGGCGATCTCACAATTACTGGCAACCTTATTGCTTCAAGCGCCACTCCCGAATTTTCAACTGTTACCGTAGCATCGGATATTGTACATGCCGGCGATGCAGACACAAAGATTGTGTTTGATACTGATGAGATGACTTTGTGGACGGGCGGTCGCAACATGCTCCGATTCACTGAGGATGATTCACAAGATATCATTCGCTTTAACACTGCCAATGCAGACATTGACTTCATCGCAAGCACATCGCAGTCTTCTGGCTCATTCAAGATTGATGGCGGCACCGGTGATATTCACATGTGCGGAGATGTATTCAACTTTGAACATGGCGAGGGTCTTTTAAGAATCCGTCCCGGCACCACCAAGCAGGGAACGATCATGCTTCATAGTCGTGACGGAACGTCTGCTGATGAGGCACAGCTTCAGTTCATGCGCTACACAGACGGTTCGCTTACAGGGGGCGACAACCTAGGGATCATTCAGTTCAAAGGCTCAGAGGACGAAGACGGTACATACTACACAGCAGCCTCTATCGTTGCTGAAGTTGATGAAACCACTTGGATTGATGGTTCTAGCTGCGCTGGAAGATTACTATTCTACACGACAGCAGATGGCGCCACTACTGGCACCGAAGCAATGCGCATCGATCAAGCTGGATTGGTTAACATCGGTTGCGATGATGGGGTTTACAGACTTAATGTCCAGCAAAACAGCACCTCCTACGTCGCACAGTTTAGGCAACTCAATAGCAGTGGCGCCGGCATTCGAGTCCGAAGCGACAACTCATCCGGTGGAAACTATGTAACATTCTCGGATGATGGCGGCTCGAACAAGGGGCACATCTCTGTTAACGGTAACACAGTTACCTACGGTGCCTTCACCGGTTATCACCCTGCTGCTTTGCCTGCTGCTGACCACGAAACCAGCTACGAATATGGCACTATCGTTAAGATTGTGTCCGTCGATTCTGAAGGGAATGCAGTTGAATATAATGTGGAGAAAACGACCACCGCGCAGGACAAAGCTGTTCTTGGCGTATGTGCAGGCAAAATGGGCGAATCTCTTAACGATGATGGCTCCCATGACCGCGAAAGCGGAATGCATCAAATCTTTGCAGTCGGTGATGGTCATATCCTCGTCTGCTCAGAAGGCGGCAACATTGAGACAGGTGATTTCATCTGTTCTTCCAACACCGCTGGGCACGGAATGCTGCAATCAGATGACCTTTTGCATAACTATACGGTCGCGAGAGCATCTGAGCCAGTAGACTGGTCGGCTGAAGATTCAAACACTAAGCTTGTCGCTTGCACTTACCACGCTGGGTAGCTCTTTACACGGAAATAGAAAATTGGCGCTTTGCTGATGAACGAACTACTTATTATTGGAAAACCGTATCTATTTCCTATTCTAATTGAGAGGATTATTAATGTCTAGTATGCTTGAACAAGCTATCGTTGATGCAGCAGCCTTAAAAGAGGCTGCACTGAAGAACGCGGAAACTCAAATTCTTGAGAAATACGCCCCAGAAATCAAGGAAGCTGTTGACCAGTTGTTGAATGAGGCTCCCGAAGATGAGGAGCTTGGACTTGAGCCAGAAGAACCGGGAGTTGAAAGCCCTATGGACCCGCTGGGTGGTGAGGAAGATCCCGCCGCAGTGACCGACTTGGATGCTCCCCCTTCATACGCCGAAGGCGAGAAGCTGTGCCCTTGTCCCGATGAAGAAGAAAAAGTTGAGTTGGACTTAGACCAACTTGCTGCTGCTGTTGCAGCCGAAGAAGAGGCAGGAGGTCTTGGTGGCGGCGCTGCTGAACCCCGCGAAGACGCTATGGGCGATCTTGGTGCCTTAGAAGAAGAAATTGATTTAACCGAGGATCAGTTGGCTGCTATCCTACAGGAGTTGACCGAAGAGGTTAATGTAACTGTAGATGTCCAGCCCGTTCCCAATGGGCATCCCGGTGATGCCACGCGCACTGAGGTCGCAGAAGCAGAGGCAATGGCACTCGCTCGCGAACAAGATTCGGAAATCTCGGAAGAGAATGACGAACTGCGCAAAGCAAAGAAAGATTTAGAAGAGCAAGTCACGGCATTAACCGCCGATAAAGAAAAGCTTGCTGAAGAATACAATGAATTGAAGAGCATTGCGGTAAAGATGAAAGACAGCCTACAGGAAGTCAATCTCTCTAACGCTAAGCTCGTCTATACAAATCGTGTACTGAATAGTGTCTCCTTGAATGAGCGACAAAAGAATAAAATTGTCGAAGCGCTGTCTAAGTCACGTACTGTCGAGGAAGTGAAGGTTATCTATGAAACACTTCAAAGCACAGTGGGGTCCGCTCCGACAAAGCGTGGTCCACAATCACTGAGCGAAGCTATTAACAGAAAGTCTACCACTCTACCAAGACGCAAAACACAAAGATCAGTTGGTTCCGAGCACGCAGTAAACCGCATGCAGAAACTAGCTGGTATTAAATAAGACAATAACAAGGAGTACTATTTACTATGTCTATTATTAATAAACTGACTGAAGGAATCGTTGCTCGCGATGTCGCGAAGGAAGGCGCTGCTCTACTTGATAAGTGGGAGCGTACCGGTCTTTTAGAGGGTCTTGAGAACAGTCGAACCAAGGATACTATGGCTCGTCTACTTGAGAACCAAGCTAAGGAACTACTTCGCGAGGCATCCACCATGGCTGGTGGTGACGTTGAAGGATTTGCCGCTGTTGCATTCCCCATCGTCCGTCGCGTATTCGGCGCCCTCATTGCGAACGATCTCGTATCTGTTCAACCTATGAGCCTCCCTAGTGGACTCATTTTCTTCCTTGACTTTCAACACACGTCTGCTAAGCTTAACGCTGCTGCAGCCGAGTCACTTTACGGTGGCAACGTTGTTGGTCAGCAAATCACCGGTGGCGTTGACATCGATGATGACGGAACTACTCGTCACGGCGAGAAGTCCTTCTTTGCTTTGAACCAAGGTTCAAGCTCCCCAACTGGATCTCAGACTGTTGCCATTGGCAACGTCGCGGACTCTGGTGAAGGTGTGTTCATGGTCGGCAACTCTGCTGCCACTGACAAGTATCTTCGTTTCGATCCCGATCTCGCATCTGGTTCATACGCGCAGGTTCTTCACCTTACTCTCTCTGATGCACAGCGTCAGGAGATGGGTCTAGACGGTAGCAACCAAAACCCGGTTGCTCTCGATATCAACATTGGTGCTTGCGGTACCTCTCATTCGGAGCCTTCTGGCTCAACAGTTGTCCGTCGTTTGACTAAGGCTTCTGGATCGATTCTAGAGGTTGTTGTACACGCCACTGCTTCGTTCTCCACACTTGTTCCTACTGGAACTGGTGATGCGGCTACTACGATTATTCACCCCTTGGTGGATGACTTCACTGGTACTGCTGCTGCAGGTTCCAACCAAGCACTCGGTGCTGTCGTTGGTACTGATGATTGGGGACTGGAAGCAAACGAGGGCATTGCCGAGATCGACATCAAGGTCGATTCAATCAGTGTCACCGCTGTAACCAAAAAGCTCAAGGCTAAGTGGACGCCAGAGTTGGGACAGGATCTAAATGCCTATCACAACCTTGATGCCGAGGTCGAGCTTACCTCCATTCTCTCAGAGCAGATTGCTCTTGAGATTGACCGCGAGATCGTCGAAGATCTCGTTAAGGGCGCAACTGCCGGTACTTATTACTGGTCACGCTCCCCCGGTCTGTTCGTGAAGCGTACAACAGGTGCAGAACTTGGTGCTGCAACTAAGGCTCCCGATTTCACTGGTACTGTCAGTGAATGGTATGAGACTCTAGTTGAAACCATCAACGATGTATCTGCTCAGATCCACCGTAAGACTCTACGTGGTGGCGCTAACTTCCTTGTCTGCGGACCAGAAGTTGCCAACATCCTTGAGTTCACTAGTGGATTCCGCGCTAAGATCACCGCCGACGACTCTAAGGGTACTGTCGGAGCTGTTCAAGTTGGAAGCATTTCCAAGAAGTGGGACGTTTATGTCGATCCTTACTTCCCACGTAATGTTGTCCTCGTTGGACGCAAGGGTGGTTCCTTCCTAGAGAGCGGTTATGTATACGCTCCTTACGTGCCACTACAGGTCACTCCCACCATCTTTGGTGTCGAGGACTTCGTGCCACGCAAGGGTGTCATGACACGCTACGCTAAGAAGATGGTGCGTCCTGATATGTACGGTCTAGTCATCGTTCGTGGCTTGCTTGGCGAGTCAGGTTCTAGCTCATAGAGCAACTAAACCTCCAAAAAAATAAAGCTCCCATCTGGTTTCGATCAGATGGGAGTTTTTGCTTTGGTGAAACTACTTAGAGATGACCTCCACCGATTTTATTCGGCTCATGTGTGGCTTGCCATGCAAGGGTGTGGGGGTTGCTATATTCAATAAAACTATGGAGGTATTAATGAATGGCTTTTTCACAAAACATCGCAAGACTTCGCGATCTACTTCAAAACTTTGAGGTAGGCGAGGTTAAGCTTCTTAAGGATATGTCTTACCAAAAGGCAGTCTTGAGCGTAGGGTCTGATAAAACTCTCGATCCATCCGAATCAGGAAGACTCGTCTTTCTTGAATCTTCGGCTGGCGCGTTTGATCTCACTCTTCCGAGTGCTGCCGCTGGACTTCACTATCGTTTGATGGTAACCGAGGACACGCCTACTGGTGCAATTACGATTGGTGCTGGTTCCGCGATCATCTTTGGTGCTCAGAACGAATCTGTTACTGGTCACGGCACTGCTCCCGGCTCATCTGGCGCAACAGGCGTTTCCAATCTTATTATCGGAACTTCAGCCAAGAAGGGACTTTTCCTCGAATTGTACTCTGACGGCACAAGCTGGTATTTCTTCGGAAACAGTATTGTTGACGGCTCAGTCACAACTTCTTAATCGAAGCTTTTGCTTATAATAAGGTTTAAATCTTTCCCCGACCCCTTGTGGGTCGGGGTTTTCCTTTCTGAGAAACTAATTACGAAAGACGGAGGATATAATGAATGAGTCACCCAGAGTTAACACCAAAAAGTAACCTAAGCAAAGTGATCCTGTCATCCACAGGATCGACCGATGATGTGTCGGCTACTTTGCCTTATGGCATCTACACTTCCAACGCAGATTTCTTATCTGGCGCTGCCGATCAGGTAGCTCATACCTATAAAAAGCTTGGTGGTGACATCCTCGATATCGAGTTGACTAATGGTAACGTCTATTCTGCTTATGAAGAAGCAGTGTTAGAATATTCGTACATTATTAACTCACATCAAGCCAAAAATACCCTATCTGATTATCTTGGTTCTATGACCGGGACGTTTGACCATGACGGCGAGCTTAAGGCAGGCGAATTGTCGTCAAGCTTAAGTGGTTCTGGTGGTCTGTCTCTGAAATATCCACGATTCGAGTTCGCATATGCACGCCGAGTCGCTGAAGGTATGGCACAGGATGCAGGCGTTGGCGGCAATGTTACCGAATACTCATGTTCTATTAAAACAGTGACAAATCAGCAAGACTATGACCTCGATGAGATCATTCAAGACGCTGCAGACAGCGGCACAGGCGCCAATGGTGATGCTGTGGACTTCGCAGGTCTAGTTGGTAACAAGAAGCTGCTGATTAAGAAAGTTTTTTACAAGACTCCTCATTCGATGTGGAGATTCTATGGTTACTATGGTGGTTTGAATACGGTAGGTAACTTGTCCAACTACGGACAGTACTCCGATGACTCGACATTTGAAGTTATTCCAGCATGGCAGAATAAAGCCCAGTCGATGGCATTTGAGGACTCGATTTATACTCGCAACTCACACTACTCATTTGAATTGAAAGCAAACAAGCTTAGACTCTTCCCCAAGCCTGTATCTTCCAGCCCTAAATATTTCTGGGTCACTTTCTCTCTCCCCACTGAGCCTTGGGAAACCAGTGGTTCAGCAGATATCGGAATCGATGGCGTAACAAACCTTAATAATGTCCCATTCCAGAACGTGCCTTACAAGAGTATCAACTCGATTGGTAAACAATGGATCAGAAGATTCTCATTGGCACTCTGTAAAGAGACACTGGGGCAAGTCCGTAGCAAGTTTGCTTCAGTACCCATCCCCGGTGAGTCTGTCACTCTCAATGGTGACGCTCTATTATCTCAGGCGAAGGAAGAACAGGAAGCGTTGAGAACAGAGTTGAAAGAACTGCTGGATGAACTCACCTACAACAAACTTATGGAAGGCGATGCCGATAAGGTGGATCAGGTTAATAAAATTCAAGCTAAGATCCCTCTATCGATCTTCGTATTTTAGGAGTAAGCCATGTCCGATCCTAAAGATAAATGGAAACAACCAGAACAACCACCCAGCCCACTGTTCACGGGACAGAAGGAGCGGGATTTGGTCAAGCAGGTCAACGACGAATTGATCGAGAGAGTCATCGGGCAAGAAATATTATACTTTTCTTTAGACATTGAGCATACAAACTATCACCCTTTATATGGAGAAGCAATGGACAAGACATACTTACCGCCGGTTGCCGTTAAAGCACTCATAGAGTGGGAAGGTGTAGAAACTGCGTACACAGAGAGTATGGGTATTGACAAAAAGACTGCTTTTACTGCCCATTTCCATAAGAGAAGATTGACTGAGGACCAAGATCTGTTTGTGCGCGAAGGAGACATGGTAAGATACGGAAAGCAGTTTTACCAGATTGTTAAAGTCTCAGAACCTACGCGGCTATTTGGACAGATTGAGCACATGATGGAAATCAGCGCTAAGTGCGTCAAGGTAAGGAGGGATGTATTCGATGGCGAGTGATACTAACCATTTTGCGGATTCTTTTGCCCTAGCAGATGGCGCCCCTCTGAAAGACATTGAGTTTCAGCCTTCTACGATTGAGACACACGACTATGCGATGTTCAACTACATCAACGAAGTTTGTAATTTCCACGTAAACTCTAACAAAGGATGGCGCAAGATTCCTGTTATTTGGGTAGGCGCAGAAAGAGCCTTTCAAGTAAAAGAAAGAAAAGAAATGCGGGATTCTGGAGGCATGTTGGTACTTCCGTTGATTGCTATTGAGAGAACGTCAATCACAAAAGATCCAGCCCGCAAGGGAATGATGCCAGCGAACGTTCGTGACAATCCAGACGAACAAGGCGGTTCGGTTACTATCGCCCGCCGTATCAAACAAGACAAAACTGCAAAGCAACGCAACGCAGCCAATAAAAGAAAATGGTCAGGCGACGATTACGATGGCGATGGTCAAAGACCAAGTATGTCTTCTAGGTTTAAGACACAGAGGCAGGATGGTAAAGTAGTCTATGAAACAATCACCATGCCAATGCCGAGCCGTATCTTGATCGAATATAAGATGTCAGTCCAGACAGATTACAACACACAAATGAATGAGGTCTTACAGGCGATTCATGCGAAGCTCAAAAATCATAAAGAATTCT